GCGGCTTCGCTTCCGCAACTTCAACATGACGGTTGAGGAACTCAATCACGCTGTCGATACCGGTGGTAAGATGGAAGAGCAGCGAATTCCCTACAATCTCATGCAAGAAGGTAAGGACGGCCTCCAGGAGTGGTGGGCAGCGAAACTCTCTGACCTGCTTATCAATACCCTGGTTGGCAATACTGCCTACAAGATTGCAGGTGTTGACTTCGCTCAGGCTATTACCAACCCTGACATCTATCATCACATGGCAGTAAACCAGGTTGACGGTACTGCTGTTGCTACGGCTGAGACGGCCCTGACCTCTGCGGATACCATTGACCTGTCCTTCCTGGATAAGATGAAACAGCGGGCTGAGATTCCCACGGGTAACGCCTATAAGATCAGACCACTGATGAAGGGCGGCAAGCCCTACTACCGGGTCCTGATGCATAACTTCGTCTTCGATGCCCTGCGCAGTAACACCAACGTGGGCCAGTGGGGAGATATGCTTCGGGCTGTGAACAAGCTTGGTATCCCCAACATCGAGATCGAGTACAACGGTCTCTTGATTTCCAAGTCGGAACGGATTCCCAAGATGGCCGCTGTCGGTTCTGGCGGTGTCTACCGTACGGTTCTCCTGGGCGCCCAGTCAGCATGTTGGGCCTGGGGTGGCGCCGGAGAGTCCAAGAGTTCAGTAATGAGTTTTGTCCCTTACACCCGCGATGCCGAACGCTACATCATGATTCGAGGCGGCGGTATTTTCGGCATGAAGAAGACCCAGTTCGAATCCATGGACTATGGTATCCTCGTGGGTTCCAGCTATGGAGTAAGACTCTAGGAGGAGGCGCAAGTGGCAACTGATCTGTACACAAACAGCTTTGCTGACAATTTCCGCCTCGCCAGAAGTAAGACTCTCAATGCTGTGAACGATGATACTTACAACATCATCAGGATTCCCAAACACGCTTTCGTCATGGATGTGTGGCTGTTGATCACCACAGCCTACAGTGCCGGTTCTCCGATCATCACGATCGGCTGGGCGGGCAATGGCGAGACTGCTGTTCCGGCAGGGTTTATGAGCAACGAAGTTGCTCTTCCCACCGTGGCCGGTCTTAAGCGCGCACAGCACGACACGAAAGTGTCATTTGAGGGCAAGTACTTCAACAGTGGCCCAGGCATCATCACTGTGACTGTCGATGATGGCGGAGTAACAACCGAAGGTATCTTCGTTGTGTTCGCTGTCTACAGCGTAATCATGTAATAGACCCACTCCCGGGTCGACCTTTAAGGAGGTTTTTCAATGGCAACAGTTACCGCAATTGACTATCGCCGTACCGACCAGCGAATCAACACCTTGGCTAATCCATACTGGATTACTTCAGGTTTGGTTGTATGCGCTGATGCGGACGATCTCTATGCTCTTCTCTTCTCCTTCCCCACCGCCGGGAAGATGACTATGGTCTTGGATGTTGTCTGTCAGATTATCACTGCATTCACTTCCGGCACCACAGTTGACATTGGTCTGTGTACCCTCGCCACTGATGCCGTTACTACCGGAGGTGTTGGAACTACTGTCGACGATGATGAGTATATCCCCAACACCGCACTTACCGTCGCGACTCCCGGGTACTATCGTGCGGCCACCAGTGACTGGTTGAGCCTCCGTGCTTCCTTCGCCAGTCAGGCAGCATCCTTCTGCCTCCTTGGTGCTGCATCTACAGTTCCTTGTATCATGGCCCTGACGGTGCGCACTGGAGTGATCTCCGCCGGCACCTTCCGTGTCCACATGCTCGTCACTGACATTCCTGGTGTAGTCTAAGAAACGTCAACAATTGACACTTTCACTGTGTTGCATGGAGGCTGGTAGTGAATCTCGGACAGCTTAGAGCAGAAGTCTATGCAGTATGCCAAGAAGCTGGATACTCCACTACGGATGTTGACGGCTATATCAATGAGGCAGTGAGGGACGTGGCTGATCAGGTTACGATCCCGGAGCTGAAGAGATATGACACTTCGGTAACGGTGGTGTCTCAGGCGTATTGTAGTCTGGCTACGCTGACTGGAGGATTCTCTGGGAGGCTGGTTAGAACGTATTGTGACGGCGCTGTGATTGAAAAGGTATATGCTTCGCTGGAACTGTTAATGGATGCTTATCCTACGATGGTTGAAGTGGGGGATGTAGAAGCTGTCGCACTGGAAGGGAGTACATTGTGGTATCAGAAGATACCTATAGTGGCTACTACCCTATCAGTGATTTACTACCAGAATCCGGCAACGCTGGTGAATGATGAAGATGAACCTGAGAATTTCCCCTTCCAGTTGCATCGGGCCTTATTCGTGGCTGGGGCCGCTGCGATTATCTTCGATAAGTTAGAAGATGGGATAGAGGGAGAGAAGATTAACACAACTGCACAATTGGCTCAGCAAGCGCGGGGGATAGTAAAGCTCCGGGGGTACATTGCTGGGAGAAGAAAGCACTTTATCAGTAGCACCTGGGACGTGTAATATGGCAGAAGTAACGTTGCTGGAAAAGTGTGCTGGGTTAAATACTGTAACAGATCCGGTCCGGTTAGACTATGACCCGAAGGTAGGCGTGGCTCAGTTGGCTATGGCTGTCAACGTGGATGTAGATGATACGGGCCGGGTCAGTCGTAGGAAGGGCTATGCGCAATTAAGGGCAGAGAGTTGTCATAGTCTGTGGACTTCGAGGACTGGGAAGACGTTCTATGTGTCTGGTGGATCGTTGTATCAGTTGGGAGTGGCCGGGTCGAGAGTTGGGATACGAAGTGGTTTAGTTCCCGATCTGCCTATGTCGTTCTGTGAACCTGCTGGGCAGTATGTGTATTACACAGATGGCATATCGAACGGTAAGATATTGAATGGTGTGAGTTATGCGTGGACAGGGTCTGCTTATATAGGACCGACTTCGAAGTATAGGATTGATACCACCCCGCCTGTGGGAAGACTACTGGAACACATTGGTGGAAGGATGTTGATTGCACAGGATAGTATAATCTGGTACTCACTTCCTTTTGCCTATGACTGGTATATCTTTTCTACAAACAGGGTTCAGTTTGAAACCACAGTTATAATGATGAAGTCTGTTGAGACTGGACTGTGGGTTAGTGATGAGTCCGGTGTGTATTGGCTGGGAGGTCCCGACCCTTTAGCGTGGACGCGGGTTAAGTGTGCTGACAAACCTGCTATTGAGGGAACAGCAGTTGTTACAGAAGGGTGGCTAGTTGGTAAGGGTACTCCTGGGCAAGTAGCTATCTGGACTTCGGAAGATGGGATTTTCATGGGAGACTCGAGGGGGCAACTGGTTAACTTGAGTAAGGATACCGTGCGTCCTGGAAAGTCTTCACGTGGAAGCGGTGTTGTCTACAATGGCAGATATGTCTGCATACTGGAGTAAGCTATGGCGAGGAAATTTTCAACAGCTTTACGTAATTTGATTCTCGGTGCAGCCACTACGGTGACTGGAACGACTATCAGTTCGGCAGAAACTGGAAAGAAGATTCTGGATAGTAACAATGGTCTTGGGATATTCCAGCCGGGTGATAGGATCAGTGTTTCTACGGCGTTGATAGCATCGGGGTATGGGACTGTTGTTACGGTGATGGCAAATGGGTCCTATTTGACTGTATCGGAGACTCCGCTTACGCAAGGAGCAGGGGCGTCGTACACTGTTGCACTGCTTAACAATCACCATTTCAGGGGTATCTTTGCTGGTGGTATTCTGGAGATCTATTCAGGTACGCAGCCAGCAGATGGTGATACTACAGAGAGTGGGACTAAACTACTTAGGATTAGTGTATTAAGTGGAGCTGTTGTACCAGGAGTAGTGACAAATGGTCTGAATTTCGATGCTCCATCGGCTGGTGTTTTGTCCAAGGCAACGGGTGAGATCTGGTCTGGGGTGGGTCTGGATACGGCATCTGCCGGGTGGTTCAGATTTTATACTAACCTGTATCATACCGGTGCTGGCGCAACTAAGGTGAGGTTTGATGGCTCAGTGAGTACCTCCGGCGCCCAACTGAATCTGTCCTCGGTAGCTATTGTAAACGGTGCTACCACAACGATTGACACTTTCACGATTACTCTGGCAGCGTAGTTCTTGTCAAGCAACTCTAAGGTGCCTCGTGGGAGATTCCCACGGGGTACTAGGAGCGCGACATGTCTGTAACTAAAGTATTACGAAACTT